GTAGAAGAATCAAGGATTAATCTATAATCACTAAGACCGAACCTTGTCTTAACATTTGCCAAGAATGGGTCAATTAGGGCGATGAAGCGATTCCAAGTTGCTTGAACGTTTTGTTCAAACAAGATTTGGTTTGAAAGAATAGAAATCTGCTTTTTAAGGTAGATAACGAGTCGTCTAACATTGATTCGATCCAACGCTGATCGGCGTTCTTGGAGGGTCTTTTGACCAAACACAACAATACCGGATGATGGGAAGGAGGCAATAGGATTAATCCTTGCTTCATAAAGATTGTCCCGATCTTTGGAAATCAATCTTTCTGTCACATTTGTAATTGGAATCCCAGCCGCGCCTTCACTCAAGCCACCGCGGTTAAAGCCTGCAGGCGCGAACCATACGTCGGATTTAGCTTCTGCGCTAGCTAGAACTCCCATCATAGCAACAGATGGCGGAATCCAAACTAATTGTCCGGTGGTCTCGTCGCGGGTTTGTACCCAAGGATAGAAGGTGGCACCATAGCTGGAATCAATTCTTCTATCCTTCAAATCAACGGCTGCTTGAGTTGGAGTAGTTCCAATTCTATTAGCCTTGCTGGCGTAGTACTTCTCATGTGAAGGAATATAAATATTCTTCAAGTCGATAAGTGACATAGCATCTCCACGTTCCTCACAAACATTAATCATATGAGTCGTCAGAGAGTCAGTGGTCAAGCCGGGAGCTACCAGCATGTTCATATTAATAAACTCTGGATCAGCAACGGTATCAATCGCTCTGCGGAAGGTGTGATATACATAGGAGTTATCTTCAGTAGAAGCCGCTACCATCGCACCGTTATACAGTGGGTCTGGCTTTGTAATATCAAACCCATCGAAACCACCCCAGAAAGGAGCAGTAAAGCGGTTATATCCAGCGTTAAGAAGATTTGTGTAAGAACCACTAGTAACTGATGTGCCGGCAACGTAGGTGCCGTCTGAAACCGGGGTTCCTCTTCGGGATCCTGACTGGTAGAAGAATGAACCGCCGGACTGTCTTACATCATCAAGCGAGAAAACATATCCATAAGGACTAATACCAGTAGTGGGTGCGCTCGACATGGGATCATCAGGAAAGCTTGCATACCACAATCTGTGGGAATCAGCCACACTTGCATCGGGGCGAGTAGAGCCAGTATTCCTTGTTACATCCATACCAAAATACGCATCTGTTGGATCACTTAAGCCACCATCGGAAGCACTAAGTCGTAGTCTAACCGATGGGAATGCTAGCGATCCAGTAACGCGACTTGAGCTGGCGCCGTCTGCGCCGGCGCCGTCAACTGAGCCGGTGCCACCCCAAAAGAGAGGCCCAGCTCCAGGAATGCTGTTTATGCCACCAACCACGAAACTGCCGGTAGTTTGATCAATGCCACTACCTGAAATAACTTGGACCGCCGTAAACTTTGGAGGACCGAAGTAGCCGAATGGAAGTAGGACCCCATCGGTTGCGCCAGCATCTACATCTGCATTCATATCAACGCGAATAAACTTTGATCTATTGGGGTATTCACCATAATCCTTAAGTCTGCGACCAGTGGTGTCCCAGCTTTCATATACATCACCAATCTTACGAGCAATGTAATCAGGAGATGTGGGATCTAATGTAAGATTATCAAATCTTTCAATAATCTCAACCTTGTTGTCTGTATCCAAAAGATTACGCAACACTACAGAAAATGTGCCGTACTCGGTGGCTGTGGTAGTAGATTGTCTAATTTTCTCAATTGAAACTTTAGCATTCTTATATAACCATGCGCCATGACCGCGGCCGATTAACCGGAAAAGCTTTTGAGCGTCTTGGGGCTGATAGGATCCCGTCGCTCCCAGATCCTGACCAATAAACCATCCAGCCTTAGCTTTAGCCGAAGCTTGGCCTTTCATTTGTGAGGGATCGCTGGATCCTGGGCCAGATGAGGCACTCTGAGCCAAACCGAGAACAATACCAATCAAATTATCATTAATACTAAGATCACCGGTGCCTACACCACCGCCATCGCGGAGTTCTTGCTCAAAGGATTCACCAAGCCAATATTCTCTGGCGGATGCGGAAGGATAAAAAGCACCCGCAGTAGACACAAGTTGCGGATTGGTGCTAAAACGCTTGCGAACAAAGGTTTCTTTTGAATCGTCAAAATCAAACTTAACTGTTTCTGTTCCAGTGGAACCACTGATGACGATAGTAAAGAGACCACTGGCATCTGTTGTAACCAAGTTCCCTGCAGATTGAGTCAAAGTCCGTGAACCGTTACCATCATAGAATGTGCCGCTTAATTCAATTTTAGCCGCACTATTGAGATACCAAACAGCACCCAAAGAGCCAGTTCCAATCCAAGTTCCAGTACCGTCATTGGCCGACTTCGACGGAAAGACCCACAAGCCATATGCACCGCCGTTTGAAGCTACCGTTGTGCTGATTGTAGCGCTGGTTTTCCAGCCCGCAGCCGCATCACCACCGGAACTATTGCCAGTTGATGTTTGTTGTCCAAGAAGCCTCACATAAGTAATGGGAGCTACATTGGCTCTCAAAAAAGCTTTGGCAGCATAAGTGCCATACATTGGGGACTGATAGTTGCCATCACGATAGATGTCACCACCGCCATTACCAGGAACCGTATCACCAAATACTTCTACAAATTCTGCATATGACTCTACTTTCGTAGGCTGCATAGCTAGACCGCGTGTGGACCGGCCAAGAATCACGGGGCCGATCGCCTCCGGGGTCTTGGGAATAAAGGAGTTATCAATTTCATTGATAAAGACTCCAGGAGATACAAACTTAAAACTTTTTACTGACATATTGTGGTTCCTCTTTTGAAAAGTGAGCTTAATTGAGACCTAATCATACTCTAAATAGTATTTTTAAACCCAAAAGGATAGGCAACTTTCAATATTTAGTTCCTGAAGTCTTCTTCTTTTGCTGACCCCAGAGGTTGAAATTTCCTGTAGGAACTGTTGATTCTTGTGGAAATTGATATTCGACCGTGTTCTCGTCTATCCTCACAAGTTGGCGATCATCATTAATACCTTCTCCAATCAAATAACCTAACACATTAATGGTAATCTCGGTTGTAAAAAGGCGCGCGTCTTCGCCCAAGGTAGCTACGTTGTTGTTATGAGTAAAGCCCTGCTGTATAAATGCTTCATAAGTGTGACCGTTGCGTTTCATAACAAATGCATTAATTTGGCCTGTTCTTGTCATAAACGGGGCCATCAAATCATTCATCTGTTGTTGATATTCGGTCTTGATTAATATCTTGTAATCCAAGCTCACATACACAGGTATAGGAATAGAGAGAGTCTGAACAACCACTTTCTTGTTTATTCTTGGATAATATCGCTGACTATTTCCTGAAGTATAATTGGATCTTCTTGTGTTTCCAGCAACAGCAAAATTGCGTGTTTTGTCAGGAACTATTCGCTTAGCAATAACGAATCGGCCTGCGCGGCCATCTTTATCAACTGAATACCTGTTTGCTTGGTATGAGCCTTTTTTTGCCGGATCTTTGGTTATGTTGGTTCTTTCAATACTAACGACAGGTAAAATGATTCCATCATTGGCATCTCGTAATTCGGCTCTGTGTTTTACTTGATAGGCACGTTCGGGAGCTTGCCATAAAACCGGAACACTCTTAAACCCTTGATTACTTCTAGCTGATAAATTCAAATCGTCTTTAAGCCAACTGACTATGGCATAATCTATATCTTCTATTGTGGAAGATAGCATCCCAATTTCTTTTAAAGAATATTCTGCGGAACCAGTGGGCAGTTGTGCAAAATCAAAATTATCAGGTAGCATCGAATAGTCCCTTTCTGGATCTTCGGCATTTTGCAGCTATTTCAAATTCGTGACCTGCTTGTCCAAACAGAAGTTTAGGTTCTTTGAGGGTCACGATCTCATAATAATTATCATTATATAAAACAAAATCTCCTTCTCGCACAAATAAATTTTGATCTTCTTCCAATCTTCTCTTGTGGAAATGGATATTAATTTCCCATGTTTTATCCACCCCTACGCCGTCTAGATATGTGGTAGAATAGTCGGTATATTCTATAAGGGCGTAAACGCGAATAGGAGGCAGGTAGGTTTTTTCAATAGCTTCACCATATAAATCATGAAAATTAGTACGTTCTAAATCAATAGGGTAATATAAGATCTGTTGGCCGATGACCTTTTCTATAAGCTCATCATTGACCTGTTTTACAAGATCACGCTCTTTTTTACCTAAGAATAGTGGTGGCGGCGGTGAAGCTGGTCTTTCCCATTCGTTTGACATTCTTTATTACCCCACAAAAATCGGCAGCGGTGTGACCTTCAGTACATTGGTTGCTGCATCCGCAATTTCTTGATCTTGCTTGGCCAGTGCAACATATTCGGTTTCTTTCAGCATTTCCATTAGTTTATCTTTAAGTGTTTGTTGTTCTTCTTTTGCTTGCGATAAAAGATCACCATGATTCAATGTCACACTCTCACCAGGGATTGGTAAAGTTGTAAATTTACCTCGAATCTGACCCAGCATCTCTTTACAAAGCGCCAAAGCATACTTTCTAACCCATTGTTGTCCTATGGAATTAATATTTTTAAACGGAATGTTATCAAACGGAAGTGTGTTCAAGTTGTTGACACCCTCTATACCGGTCTCGGTCGTACCATCCAACTCATAAGGCTGAAGATCTACATAAAATCTCACCCATATTCTACTATTTAAGCCATCATCAAAGCCATATTGACTCGGAGTAGGATACAGCCTTAAGTTGTCATTAATAAGCTCAAAAGAATAGTGCGATGTGCGCGTATAAATAGAATCTTCATACATTATAGCTTGAAGCTTGTTTTGCCATGTTGGAATTAATTCAAAAGTCGAATCATCAGAAAATTGTCCATAAGTGGAATAGTTTCCTACAACACCAATACCCCCATAATACCCATAAAAACGCCACATCGCCCGTGGGGATTTATAATATACTTTTGTGATAATTACTCTTTTATTTCCAACTTTTCCCGCGTAATTAATCGCATCTCCCCCAACATCAACGCCAGAGTCTGAAGCACTCTTGATAATGGTTTGTAGGTTATAATCTTGTACGTCTTTGGTGGGCGAAAAGGAGGCAGAGTATTGCGGAATCGTACCACCAAATCCACCAGCAGCCGCCGCGGCGTCCCCTACACGGCGAGAGTATCCAAGAGAAAATCTAGGATATTTAAGGTTTGATCCAGTTGGACCAGATGTAATATTTCCCTTACTATTAAAAGAAGATGTGGCAGATCCAAGCACATTGGATAAAACATTCTTTCCTTGATGAAGATTAACTATATAAGAATATTCTAAAACCGCTTCTTCATACGCAGAATACACATTAGCTGGCGTTAGCTCAATATCTACAACATCGCCACCTAACTTCTTATATACATAGGCAACCTGATCTGAGGCGCCGCTAAGAAAGGCCACAGAACCAGTATAAATACCAAACGGTAGCGCTGCCGCAACTTTACTGGTACTTCCAGTTGAAGTTAATACAATAGCGCTAGTTTGAGATCTTGGATTTAAATTGGTGGGCATGCATGCGTACTCCTACTTCGTAAATAGTAATGCTGAAAGCAAAAACAACGTTATAGAGTGTTTATTTCGGCTATCACTTATGAGATGGCTTTCTTAGTGCGTCCGATGCGTGCTTTCTTCACTTTTTTGGTCTTTTTTGGAGCTTCGGTTGATTCTTCTACTACGGGTGCCGGGGCGCTTGCCGCAGTGCGGGCGTCACGGGCCTTTTGCTTTAATAAGCGTCGTTTTCTTGGATGCATGATGATCCTCCTTATGTTTATTACTACAATAAGTAGTTTTAAAAAACGAAAATCTCAAAAAATTGGCGACGGTATTTTTTGAAATATCGACATTTTCATAAAAGAAAAACCCCCACCAGAACTAACTGATGAGGGTTTAACTTTATTGTGCTATGCACTTATTGGCTAGGTGCCAGACTAGGTGCCAGACTCACCTAGAAGTCCGCGAATGACGACAAGGCCGTACATATCGGGACGAACCATCTTCTTGGCATACCGAGTCATCACGCCCTTGCGAGGCACGAAGTCTTCGGGTCCGAAGATTGTAGGAGTGGTTTGTAGTGGCACATAAGGTGCGTATACATAACCCGACTCTAGGAATGAGCCACCACGACGGCCGACGAGAACGACATTGCGAAGGAAGTAGGGATCAACGATAACGTCGAACTTCTTACTCAGCGAGCCAGTCTTAACGGCACCGATGGAACCCTTCTCATCATCTGCTGTGACAGATGCGCGGAATCCGGCGGTGAACTCAAGGATGTTGGCAACTTCGGGTCCGCAGACGATAAAGTTAGCACCACCACGGAGAGTCTTACGGTGGATCTGTGCGGAGACATCATTGATAGTCTCTGCAAGAGTCTCATACCATTCGCTCACAGTACCAGTGAAATCTGGGGCTGCAGCTGAAGCACCGATTTCTTTCCCCGTCACGCGGTTCAAGAAGAGACCGGGAGAACGAGACCAGTAATAAGTCGCAGCAGTTGCTCCAGCAACAAGGT